TGCTGCCGTTGCCCGGGTGACCTCCGTGGTGATGCTCTCCGCCGTCTGTGCTATACGGGATGAAAGGCTGCTCTCTGCCGTGGTAGCCCTCGTCACCTCCGCAGTGATGCTTTCCGCAGTTTGCGAAATCCTGCTGGCCAGGCTTCCCTCAGCTGCGGTTGCCCGCGCTACTTCTGACGTAATACTCTCGGCAGTCTGAGATATGCGTGTGGAAAGACTGCCTTCCGCTGCCGTGGCCCGGTTTACTTCGGCAGTAATGCTGTCCGCTGTCTGTGTCAGCCTGCTGGCCAGGCTCCCTTCGGCGCTTGTTGCCCGGACAATTTCACTGCTTAAACTCTCCGCGGTCTGCGTCAGGCGGCTGTACAGCGTATCGCCCTGATCCAACCCATCCACACCGGTTTTCTGAAACAGGCTGGTGAGGCTCTCATCGTTTGCGTCCAGACGGAAAAAGGCGGTCACCAGGCTGCCCTGGGCCGATACCACCTGCTGGTGGATGCCGCTGCCGTCCACAATGATCTCCGCCACCCGGCTCCAGTCCACCGTTTCGCCATCTCTGCCAATGATGGCCTCCGCCACCATGGCCACGTGGCTGGTGGTATCGACAAACCAGGCGTGGTCTTCCTCCGCTTCCTTGGCGTCCGCCCGCGCCCCGCCGCCACCGCCCGCGATCTGTTCGCTGATGATGCTGGCGATGTCCTGCCGGGTATTGCACAGCGTCACGGTCACATTTTCAGGCTCTTTGATTTTGTCCTTCCAGCTGAGCTTGGTGATCCGCTCCGTGATGGTGACGCCAAATTCCGGCAGCGGGACTCTACATAACGTACCGATGACCAGCCTGTCCAGCGTCTCCCCGGTGGCCCGGCTCAGATCCAGCCCACCAATGGTAATGGTGACCGCGGGCTCACAGTGCCGCTTCAACCGATCCAGCGCCCAGAGACGCAGCATTTCCTCCGTTTCCTTGCTCTGGTCGGTCTCCACCCGGTCCTTCCGGCCCCATACACCTTCGTTCCGGCTCAGATATTCCCCGGAAAGATGCAGGTTCTTTTTCCCAATGGGATAAATCCGGGTATACATCTGGGATCGGTCCACCGTTTTCCGCAAGGTAGCGATGTTGCGGCCCATCCGCATTTCACAGGCCGCGGCGCTGCTTTTCCTGCGGATGTGCAGCTTAAAGGGCAGGGCGGACAGATCATAATCCCACCAGGGATCGTCCAGGGTGCTTGTGATCTTTTCCATGGCGGAAAAGAGATCGTCCCCATTGAAGGAATAGGCCGCGCTGTCGGTATATTCAAAATCGCCCAATACCCAGACATCCTGCCTGGATAATACATACTCTGCCGCCTGCCTGGCGGTACAGGTTTCCGCCCCTTCTATGCCGGTGATGGTGTCGGGCTTCACTTCCCCGAACATGGCAATATCCCGCAGAGTTTGGATAATGTGCTCCAGGGTGTAGGTAACAGTCCTGCCGCTGAACACACTGTCAGCTGTTTTGACCCGCCACACGATGCCCGCTCCGGGGTCTGTGGGATCCAGCAGCCAGTCCCCCGCCTGGAGGGAGGGAGCGCCCAGGCCCTGGGTGATCTGAGCCGTGCTGCTTCGCTCCGTGATGGTCAGCGCCATGGACTCGGGTGAAAACAAATCCACCGGCGTTAAGGTATGTCCCTGTAGTTTAATCATGTGTACCTCCCCGCGCAGCTCAGAGTCAGTGTGCCCGTCCGCTGCGCTGTCACGGATACGGAGACGGTTCCGGGCGGCACCCACAGATCGTCGCTGGATTCCGGGGTGCGTTTATCCAATACGCTCCGGTAGCTGCCGCTGCTGCTTTGGACGCGGATGCGGAGCAGGCCGTCCACTGTATGGTCGATGTGCAGCGTTTCCCCGCTGGCAAGACCAAGGGCGGAAAGTGAAATCATGCTGCTTCCCGCGTCAACTGTAAACGAGCCGCACACCGCGCCGCTGGTGTTTTTGAAGGAAAGCTCCAGTACCGTGTCGGTATTGCCCGCCACCCCGATGGAACGGGTAATGCCGCTGCCCGTGGCTGTCAGCATTCCGGGTGGGTTCTGCTGCCAGAAAGGAACAGCATAAGCCCGGAACACAACGGCATACACGCCCGTCCAGTTCCATGGATCACCCGGTGCAGGGTATTGGGCGCATACCACCCGAAGCCGCCTGCCCGGCTTATAGTTCAGCGTCAGCCACCCGCCCGGCTCCGCCCAGGCGTTGATGCGTTCCAGCAGAGCGCTGCGGGTTTGCATGTCAGATTTCCTGACCCGCAGGCTGAACCGCACCGTTACCTCCAGATAATCCCGGTGCCGGTTGGTGATCCGCTGGCCCACGCCCCCAAACAGACTGACGGAGGCGATTTGGTCCTTGCCCGCCGCTTCATCCACTCCCTGCACCAGGATGCGGTCGTCCAGACTGTCCAGCTGTACTTCATTCAGCGCTGCCCGATGGCTGAGAATCATGCCCATCCCTCGTTCCGTATTTCTGCTCAAGCGACGCCAGCCAATCGCCCAGGGTGATCCGCTCCACGGTTATCACACCCGTTTTTACTGCTTTGCTGCGCACGGTGTCAAAAATGTCCGCGACCAGGGAGCGGGGTGCGCGGAAGAAATCCAGCCGATGCAGCATCCACCAGGCGGCGAACTGCCTTTCACAGTTCATCACATTCTCCCGGGGCCTGTCGGTGTTCATTTCATAGTAGGCGTCAATCACACAGCGGACCACGGCCCCCAGATATTCGCCCTCGATGCCGCGAAGGCGCAGCTCTTCGGCGGTAGCGAAACGGTGCTCCAGCATTTTGCTGTAGAACACCGTCTTGTCTTTTTCTCTGCGGGTGACGCTGTTTTCGTTCTCGCACCAGAGATAGATGGGCTCCTTGAGTTCTCCCACCCGTTCGTTACCGGCGATGATCTGGCACAGGGTATTAAAGTCCTGATCCTCTCCGAATGTCAGGCGTTCATTGAAACGCAGGCTGTTGTCCAGCAGGAACTGCCGCCAATAGAAGCGGCCATGGATGAAGGTAGCGTCCCAATCGTGCTTGAACAGCGCACAGCGCCCCTCGTCGGTGTTCACTTCTTCCATGAACCGGCTCCACAGGTAGTACATCCCCTCTTTTTCTGCTTTGCGGAGCCCCTCCAAAGCGACCTTCATGCTCAGGGCGCTGGAATACATGTCGTCAAAATCACAAAAGGCGATCCAGGGAGCCGTGGCCGCCCGGATACCCGCGTTCCGCGCTGCGCTGACGCCACTATGGGTGATGGTTACCATCTTGACCTGATAGGGGTAATCGCAGAAAACATCCTCAGGCAGAGCGCTTTCCGCTCCATCCTGGCACAGGAGGACCCGATAATCCTGGAAGCTCACGCCTCTTTGCAGGGCGAGCATATCAAAAAACTTTTTTCCTACAGCCCACGGTTCCTGGAAATGTGGTACAATGATATCGAGATAGCTCATGTTTTCCTCCCTCAACCAATGATGACGTCTCTGGCTACGGTTTCGCTGACATAGGGGGCGACCAGGCGGCCCACGGTATAGCCGTCCAGCTGTACAGAAATGCCGCTGACGCCCTTGGCTGCCCCGGCGGCCACCGCGCTGGCCATGCTGGCGGGCAGGCTGCGGAAGCCCTGCAGATCGGCGCTGGTCAGGCCGCTTTCGCTGCCGCCAGCGTTGCGCCAGCTGGCCGCGTCCATCCACCAATGGACGGGCAGATTCTCCTGCTCCTGCCAGTTATCAGCTTCCGTCATCTGACTGATAGCCTCGTCCAGCTTAACCAGCAAACTGTCCTGCTCCTCAAAGTAAGACAGCAGCGCGTCCCGGTATACGTCGTTTCTTTCCGACGGTTCATGGGTGCGCAGGTAATCCCAGTAGGCTTCCGCCGCGTGCTGCTGCGATCTGGTGGGCTCCGTTCCCGCGATGTCCGGGGCTTCGTTCAGCAGATTTTCCTGCTCCCGGAGGCGCTCCTCCACCTTCAATTCCCGGTACAGCTCGTCCAGGGTGGCAAAGCCATAGGCATAGCCAGCGCCCAAACCAAGGTCCGCGATGCGCTGGGCCAGGGCAGCCAGCGCTTCCTCCGCCATATTTTCGATACCCTCAATGCCGGAGGTCTGGATCCCGGCGATATAGTTGTCCAGCTTCCGCTGTTGTTCCATGGCTGTGAGCTCTGTCAGAGAAGCGCCGGTCTGCATGGAATCTTCGGAAGCGACGCCGGTTACCACCCTTTTGTGGGCATGGCGCATGGCGTTGTTCTGATCCTGGATTTCCTGGCGCTGCTTTTCCTTCTCCTGTTCCTCCCGGGCCGCTTCCAGTTCCTCCGCCGAAGGCAGCGTAACAGGAACGGAATGAAACTGATCCAGTCGGCCCATCATGCCGTACAGCCCCATGCCGGTTTTCTCGCTGGTTTCCATGGCCGTTTTGAACAGCGCCCCAACGCTCAGGGCGCTGAGCCATCCGGGGAGACCGGTGGCCGCCGCTGTGGCTGCGCTGCTTGCCGCTCCCGCTGCAGCGCCGCTTCCCGCTGCGCCAGCTCCGGCTGCGCCCGCGGCTCCCGCGCCTGCCGCACCAGCCAGGGAAGCCTGGGCGGTGGCATTGAGCCCGTTGAAGGCTTGAATGGCCTGGATCTGGGTGATGACCTCCGCCAGCTTCGCTCCGGCGCTGGCCAGGTGGCCCAGGAGGCAAACGGCGAAGATGGTGTAAAAGGCCGTTTCCACCGCTTCCTGATTCTTCACGATCCAGTCCAGCGCGTCGGTGACGCCCACCAGGATGTTTCCGATCAGGGCCGTCACGGGATCATCGCTCTTCTGCAATTCGCTGCCCACTTCCCCCAGGATGGCGATGCCTTCCCGCAGGATGTCCGCTGCTTTGGTAAAGAACTCTTCCACATTACCGCGCAGATCATCCAGGGCGGCTTCCCGTTCCGCTGGAGTTTCCGCGTTCATAAAATTGTTGAGGGCGTCCAGGCTGCCCTCCACGTTCACCAGCAGGCTGCCTGTGGCGGTGCCCAGGCCCGCGGTGAAGTTATCCTTCAATGCTTCCCATTTTTCCTCAACGGTGCTGATCTGCACATGGAGCGCCGCCATGGTGTCCAGGGCCTCGGAGGACAATCCGAAGCCGCCCTGATCACCGTTGAAAGCCGCCAGCAGCCCGGTGATGGTTTCCCAATCGTTGATCAGATCCATCACTTTGGTGGATTTCCGCTCCCCGAAGATTTCCTCGAACACAGGGTCCATATCCTGGCCGCTTTTCCGCAGCTCATACAGTTGGGAGAGGGCGGCGATGGCGTAGTCCCAGTCATTGGTATAGTTGACGCCGCTGATCCCCAGGAGCTCTGTTATCTTATCAGTCTTTCCGCCCAACACCAGCTTGGACACAGCGCTGTTCAGATCCTCAAAGGCGTTGCCGCTGGCGGCCACAGCCCGGGCGTACTGCTGGATGGTCTGGGTATCGGTCCCCCAGTATCCGGCGATATCCTCCCAGCCGTTCACCTTGGCGGCTGTTTCGGATACCATGTCCCACAGGGCGGAAACAGCGTCCTCTATGACGCGGATCATGCCGAAAAAGACGTCCTCAATGGCCCCGGACACGGCTTCGCCCACGCTGCCCAGCTCGCCCATGGCGTCGGCGGCGCTCTTGGTGGCCACCACAGCAGCCGCCGCTCCATCCGTCGCCTCCCGGAAGCTGCTGCCCGTTTCCCGAACCGCCTGGGACGCTTCGGCCAGCCCATTCTTCATCTCAGCCAGGGTGGCCCGGGCGTCATTGAGCTTTTGTTCCCACTTGGCGACCACTTCCTCGTTGTCGCCGTATTCTTCCTTTGCCTCGGCCAGGGCTGCCCGGAGGGTTTTGACGATCTTTTCCTGCTCGGCGATTTGCTTTTGCAGGTTCCGGGCCCGGGTCTCGTTTTTCTGCTGTTCGGTGGCGTTGGCCCCCAGTTCTGCGGTTTCCGCCTTGAGCTCGCTGCGCAGGGTTTTCAGATTGCGCTGGGCCTCTTTGAGGGCCGCGCTGTACTCTTTTTCCCCTTCCAGCACGATTCTCCGTTTGATTTCCTGTGCCATATCCCGCCTCCTTAGCCGAAAGCCCGTTTCTCCATGTTCGCCCCGGCCAGCCGGGCGTCATACCGCAGCCGGATCATATACATGTCCAAAATGTAACCGGGCAGCATCCCTGCCGCCTCGTCGTGGCCGATCCCGGCGATGAGCGCGTAGCCGTAGTACTCCACGGCCCGCATGCCCCGCCGGTCTATCCGTTTTTTTCCCGACGCTCCAATTCTTCCATGTATTCGTCATGGACTTCGTCGTCGGCCTCGCCGCCGTTTACGGTTTCGGCGCGCATGGCTTCCTCCATGGTCTGGTTCAGCGCCCGGGCAATCCGGCTCATGTCCGCCAGGCTGCAGCTGTCGATAACGTCGGCGGATACATTTTCCTCCAGGCCCGCCCGTTTCCGTCCGCTGTTGGCCAGAATACGGAACATGGCCTTGATCATGCTCACCTTCCGTTCTCCGGCCCGGAACATGCGAAGAGCATCCCGGATATCCCCGAATTCTTTCTCGATCTGCTCCATGGCGTGAATGTCCATGCGCAGATCGTATTCCTCCCCGTTGATCCTGATCTTGGCCATTGTGGCCCTCCTCTCAGCGTCCGTATCGCAAAACAAGCGGAAAGGGGGCTTGCCCTCTCCGCCTGATGCAATCAGGTAATCCCCGCTTTGTTTTTGAGCCAGGTCTTGGCCAGGGACTCGCTTTCCAAGCCATCCCGATGGGCGTAGAAGTAGGTTTTGCCGCCCTCGGTCAACACCACGCCCAGTCCGTCGCCGCTCAGGTTCTCGTGGCCCCACTGGGCGTTTTCCTTGCGGGTTTCCGCGTTCACCCCGTCGCTGCCCATCTGGATTTTGTACACCCAGTAGGGCTCAAAAGTGACGGTACCCTTGAAGCGGTTCTTGGTGATGTAGCCCACGCCCACAAAGGGCGCGTCATCACCGGTGACGATCAGGTCATCGCCTTCCGCTTCGTGGCCCAGCATATCCGTCTTGATGCTTTCGCAGTTGTTGGCCAGCTCCAGCAGCAGACTCACGTTGTTCAGCACATTCTCCCCGTCGATCTGATGGTCGTCGGCGAACTCCTGCTGCTTGCTCCGGTTTTCCTTGAGCTCCGCCTTGCAAAGATAATCTTCCAGCATTTTGCCGCCGGAATAGACCATGGCGCTGCCGTCGCCGCCGCCGGTGACTTTCGCGTAGGTCAGGCACTTGATTCCCACTTTCGCCATTGAATATCAACCCCTCCGTCATTTATTGTTTTCCTGGATGATCTGATCAAACGCCTCTTCCATGGCCCGGACGGTCACGTCCTCCGCTCTTTTCGCCGTTTTCCTGGTAAGAAAGCGGTCGCCGGTGCGGTTGGGAGTCCTGCCCCGGCTGCGTTTGGTGTTGGGCCGCTGCCCGATGCCCCGGTCAATGACAAAGGCTTTCAGGGCGTTGCCCACCCCCTTGCTGTCCTCGCCATGGGGGTAGACGTTCACGCGGCCGCTGCTCCTGCGGGCATGATAAGCGCCGGGCCGCAGGTGTTCGGGCATGGTGTCGTTTTTAC